ACACTGAAAGTCGTATTCAAGGCCATCGACGAAATCTCCTCCAAGTTCAACGAGATGACACAGAGCGGCGAACGGGCTCTTGAGGCGTTTGAGAACACCGGCACGGCGGCAGACGGAGCGTTGAGCAAAGTCTCCCGCACGGCCGCTCAGACCGCCAAGAGCACCGACGCTGCTGCTGATTCCGTCGATGACCTGTCCTCGGCCATCGGGGACTATGAAAAGGCCACCGGGCAGGCGGCAAATTCTACCGGCATCCTGTCCGAGAAAACGACCGAGACCGAGAAGAACCTCGACGAGGCAGCGGAGGCAGCCCGTAAAGCCTCGGAGGAGGTCGAGAAGTTCGGTGATAAGTCCGAGGAAACTGGCAAGCAGAGCGAGGAATCGAGCAAAAAGGGCCGCGACGGCATCAAGGAGCTGCAAGGCGTCCTTGCGTCGGCCGGAATAGCCGCCACTCTGAACGAGATTAAGAACGGCTTTTTTGACTGCTCCGAAGCGGCCGCACAGTTCGAGACCTCCACCGCAATGGTTGCTACCATCGCGGATACAAGCCAGAAATCCTTGAGCAGCATCTCGAAAGAGGTGCGCGGTTACTCCAACGAGACCGGCGAGGCGGCCAGCGACATGGCGGAGGCGACCTATCAGGCCATTTCAGCCAGCATCAACACGGCGGACGCTGCGGCCTTTGCGGGAACCGCGACCAAGCTGGCCGTCGGCGGCTTTACGTCGGCGACCACGGCTGTTGACGTTCTGACAACGGCCATCAATGCCTACGGCCTCGCGGCGTCGGATGCAACGCAGCTTTCCGACTACCTTATCACCACCCAGAACCTCGGCAAAACGAGCGTAGACCAACTGGCGCAGAGCGTCGGCAAGGTCATTCCTCTGGCGTCTGCGTACAACGTCCAGATGGACAATCTTAGCTCGGCTTACGCTGTCCTAACCGCCAACGGTATCGCTACCGCAGAATCCGGTACCTACCTCAAGTCGATGCTGAATGAGCTCGGCGACACCGGCAGCGGCGTTTCTGAGGTCTTGCTGAGCTCCACCGGCAAGACCTTTGCGCAGCTCATGGAGCAGGGCTACTCGCTCGGCGATGTGATGGCTATGCTGGGTAACGCGGTAGATGGAGACAGCACAGCGTTCAACGCCCTGTGGAACTCCACGGAGGCCGGTATCGGCGCACTGTCCCTGTTCAACGCAGGAGCAGACAAGTACAACAGTGTGCTCGAATCCATGCGTACCAGCGCAGGAGCAACCGAAAAGGCATACTCCACGATGGCGGACACGACCGACAAGAGCAAGCAGCGGATGGAGAATGCGTTCAACAACCTGAAAATCTCTGTCGGCGATGTGCTCAACCCCGCGCTCACGCAGGTATACGAGGGATTCACCAACGTATTTGCGGGCATGAGTGATTTTGTAGACGAGCACCCGGCCGTCGTGGCGGCCATTTCGGCCATTGCGGTCGGCGTGGGCGGATTCACGGGCGCGCTGGCTGCCTACAACCTCGCAACCACGGCTGCGAAGTTCGTGACGGAGGCATTCACTGCGACGCTGGCGGCTAACCCTTACGTCCTCGCGGCAGCAGGCATTGTTGCTGTTACAGCAGCGGCCGTTACCCTGACCGGAGTGCTGATTACGCAGAGCGACGAGTACGAGGGCATGACGGCCACCTGCCGTGACCAGTACGACGAGCTGCAGAGGCTGAACGACCAGTACAATGCAGCCTGTGAGCAGTACGGCGAGAACTCCGACGCGGCCAACAGCCTGCGTTACCAGCTCGACCAGCTCAACGACGAGTTTGAAACCAACCGGCAGACCGTCAAGGAGTTTGTGGCGGAGTGCGACGGCCTCGTCGAGAGCCACAACAAGGTCATGGACGCCTACAACAGCTCCACCTCGAGCATCAAGGACCAAGAGCTCGGCACACTGGCTCTGACCCAGCGGCTCGGGGAGTTGGCCTCGCAGAACACGCAGACCACCGCGAGCTACACGGAGATGAAAGCCATCATCGACCAGCTCAACGCCGACGTCCCGGGTCTCGGCCTGACCTACGACGGCGTGACCGAGAGCGTAGACGCGACCGTCGAGGCACTCGAGAAAGCTGCAAAAGCGCAGGCTGACGAGGAACGCAAGGCGGAGCAAATGCAGACCTACGTTGACCTGTATAAAGAGCAGGCCGACCTCACGCAGCAAATTGCCGAAGCGGAGGCAAACCTCGATGCGGAGCGTCAGCGGCGCGGCATGAGGAAAGACGATGTTACCGGCGATTGGGTCAACGGGATGGGATTCTGGACGGAGGACAGCCCGTGGATTGCATGGACCTCCGACATCGACGAGTACAAGAAATCCCTTGAGGAGCTGCAAGCCGCCTACGACGAGAACCAGCAGACACTTGCTGACATCAAAAGCGAGTGGACTGGCGTCGCGCAGGCGGTCGAGGACGCGCAGAACCAGACCGTCACCTATGACGAAGCCGTCAGCATGGCTACGAGCTCCGCGCAGTCTGCTCTCGACGAGCTGACCGCAGCCTACGACAAGGCATACGAATCGGCCCGGACGAGCATCGAGGGACAAATCGGTCTGTTCGATACGATGAAAACCTCGTCGGAACTTTCCATCAGCGATATGGAAAAGGCCATGCAGAGCCAGACGGACTACCTCAACCTCTACTCTGAAAACCTCAAAAAGGCCGCAGAATACGGCCTCGATGACGGCCTGATTAAGTCGTTGAGTGATGGCAGCGAGGAAAGCGCGGGCTACATCAACGCCATCATCCAGAACATCGAGAAGCTGGGCGGTAGCACCGAGGGTATGCCCGCAGCAGCCTCCAAATTCGTGGACGAGTTTAACTCCAAGTTCGAGGAGACCGAAAAGGCAAAAGACGCCTTTGCGGACAACATCGCCAAGATGGAGACCGACTTCGATAAGACGATGTCGGACATCGAGCAGACGATGACCGGAACCGTCGAAAAAATGGAGATGGCCGACGAGGCCAAAGAAGCAGCACAGGCGACCATCAAGGCCTACTGCGATGCCATCCGTTCCATGACCGGCGAGGCCGGGAGCGCAGCGGAGGCCGTTGCGAACGCAGCCGCCTCCCACCTGAAAACCACGCCGACAACGACGCCCACCGCAACGACAGTTACCGGTCACGCGAACGGCACTCTGTCCGCGCGGGAGGACGTCTATATCGCCGGTGAGGAGGGCCCCGAGCTTATCATCGGCGCGCGTGGGTCCGAGGTGTTCCCCACGCAGGAGACCGAAAGAATCCTCGCAGCCGTGAACAGCGCGGAAAACGCCACGAACGCCCCGGACGACACCGCGCCGGAGCCGGAGCTGCCGGAGATTGAGCAGCCTGCCATGCAGGAGCTCAAGGAACAGGAGCCCAGCACCGCGACGAACGGCGCGGAGCTTATGCCGACCGAGGAGGCAGAGCCCGTGGAACCCCTGCCGGAGCTACCCTCGGAACAGGCTCCGGCCATTGAACTGCCGCAGGAGCAGCCCACAGAGGCTACTCTCTCGGAGCCGACGGCCCCGCCGCTGTCTGCACGAGAGCCTGCCCCTACCGTTGAGCCGGAGCCCGTTGTGCAGCAGATTGCGGAACCTCCCGCACCTGTTGAAGCACAGACCGCGCCGGAGACGGCAATTCTGCCCGCAGAGGCCGCCGTAGAGCCGGTAGAAGTAAATTACCCTGTTGAGCAGGAAGTTCCGCAGGAAAGCCCCGTAGCCGCTCCTGCGGACAATCGGGCTGAGAAGCCTGTACCGGCTCCGGCTGATGCGTTCCCTGTGCAGGAGGCCGAGGTGAATCCCGCGCCGGAGGAGCCCGCGACGACTGCGCCGGAGCGGGAACCGGAGACCACCGCAGCCACGGCAGAGCCCGCAGAGAGCCCCGAGGAGCCCACGGCGACGGTAGAAGTACCGACGACCACCCCGGAGCTCGAACTGCCCACGGACGTTCCTGCAACGCCGTTCGCGGCTGCTGCACTCCCGGAGCCCACGGCAAGTCCGCTCCCGGAGAACGACCTGCCGGAGGGTATGGAGGCCGTCAAGGAGTATTCCTATCTCACGGCTGACGGGCAGGGCTCTGATGCACAGCCCACCGGCATTGAGTACGTCGAACCGGAGGTGCAGGCGCAGACTACGGAGGAGGCTGCACCCGCAGAGGAGGCCCCGGTCAACACGACTGCCCCGGCCGCCAGCGACGCGCAGCAGGAGGCCCCGGCCTCCTCCTCGGACGCGCCCAGCATTGGCGAGACCGTCAAGCGCATTATCATCGAAATCAACGGCAGCGGCTCCATCGACGTCGGCGGCATGAATGAGGAATCCGTCCTCGACATTCTGACGCGCCATGCAAAGCCGGTCCTTATGAGCATCATCAAGGGCGAAATCTTCGAGGAAGGAGACCTTGCCTATGATTTTTGAGAGCAGTATGCAGCTCTGGATTACGCACAACGGAGAGCGCGAGAAACTGCGCTTTCCCGTTCTTCCGACGAAGTTCGACGTCACTCACGGGACGAAGAACACGAGCGTCACCATCAGTGGCCTCGGCGAAATCCTCATTTTGCAGGACCGAGCGGCCGTGGAGGTATCGTGGGACAGCTTTTTCCCGGCCGCGTATTTTCCAGGCATCCAGACACCATTTATGCTGTCGTCGCCGGACACGATGATACAGCGGCTTTTCGAGTGGAAAATCAGCGCGAAGCCGGTGCATCTCATTCTGACCGGAACGCGCGTGAACTTCTATGCAGCTATCCAGAGCTTGCAGCCTTACAGAAAGGGCGGCGACCCCGGGAGCATCTACTACAAAATCAAGCTCAAGGAGTACAGAGAGGTCAGAATCCGGCAGGTCAAAGTCAGCTCGACCGGAACCGCGACCGTCTCCGGCGGCTCCACCCGGACAGACAACCGAGTGCAGGCGAAAACCTACACGGTCAAGCCCGGAGACTGCCTCTACAACATCTCGAAATCGACCCTCGGCGACGGAGGCCGGTACAACGAAATCTATTCCCTGAACAAGGATAAGCTCAAAAACCCGAATTTGATTTATCCCGGACAGGTGTTGCAGCTCCCGTGAGGTGAGGCAATGGGCAAGATTACATTCCTCGTCACAAAAGGCGAGACCACCTACGACATGAGCGAGCTGGTGGAGAGCGCGACATGGAGCGGCCGAAAGGGCTCCCCGGCGCGCACTCTTTCCGTATCGCTTATCGACGATGACGGCTGGAAGCACGCCCGTTCCGGCATTGATGTCACCAAGGGAAACCACTGTGTTTTTTATTGGGAGGGCGCAGAGCTGTTTCGCGGCATCATCATGCAGCAGAGGCAGAGCACGAAAAAGACCATGACCATCAAGGCCTACGACGTGGGTATCTACCTGTCGAACAACAAAGACAGCTTTTGCTACAAGCAGAAAAAGGCGTCCGAAATCTTCAAGGACTGCTGCGACCGATTCCAGATTCCGTACAAGGATGTGGCCGACACCGGCTACGTCATCTCGGAGCTGCCAAAGGCCAAAACGACAGCCTGCGATGTTATTCTGGACGCCTTGAGCCTCACGTTTAAGGCCACCGGCATCAGGCATTATGTGACGTCAGCCGACGGGAAACTGAGCCTGATAAAGCGGAAAGACAGCATCCTGCAATGGGTGGTGGAAACCGGCCGGAACCTTATAAGCTACGACTACACTTGCAGCATCGAGAAGGTGAAAACCCGCATAAAGCTGCTGTCTAAGGAGGACAAAGTGCTCGCCGAAAAGGCGGACACGGAGCTCGAAAAGACCATCGGCATCATGCAGGACATTTCCACGCCCGACAGCAACACCGAGGAGGCGAACCTCACGGACATGGCTGAATCCATGCTCGCAGAGCAGAAGCTCCCCAGCAAAACGCTGACAATCGAGGGCCTCGGGCAGGCAAACGTCATTTCTGGCGTCGGCCTGTGCATCATCATCAGGCCGCTCGGCATCTCGAACAGCTACTATGTAGACGAGGATACCCACACATTCAAGGGCAACTACCATGCGATGCGCCTTACCTTGAACATGGCAACAGACACCGAGCGGAGCGCAAAGGCGAGCGATGAAAAGAGTTCGACCTCGCACTCCGTCGGTGATAAGGTCCAATTTTCGGGCGGTCCCCAGTACGTTGCGTCCACCGCGACGTCTCCGACCAACAGCCCGAAAGCGGGACCGGCGAAAATCACCGCCATCGCCAAGAGCAAGAACGCAAAACACCCGTACCACATCATCCACACGGACAAGCAGAGCACCGTCTATGGATGGGTGGACGCCAGTCAAATCGGATAGGAGGAGCTGCACATGAACCCGGATGAAGCGACGAGCCTAAAGCAGCTCTTTCTATCTATGCTGCCGAAAGACGGCGGCATCGTTGTCGGTACGGTAACGAAAGAGAGCCCGCTCACCATCCAGATAGAGAACGACGAAAAGCTTGAAATCTCAGGCAGCGCGCTCCTCGTCCCCCGGAACCTGACCGACTATCAGGTGAAAGTAGACATCGCCCTCGCGGACGGCAAAATCGACAGCAACACCCATGCGGGCGGCGCGCACGGCCACAAGTTCCAGTTGTTCGATTCCAGAGGCGGAGGAGTGACCGGCCTCGTCGGCTGCCCGTTCGAGGGCGATAAGGACAAGCCCGTGGGAGACTATCACAAGGTCGAGAGCAGCAAGGAGAGCGCGCACGTCCACTCGCTGAAAACCTTTTCCATCGAGAGCGGTCTACTGACCGTTTACAATGCGCTCAAGACGGGCGAATCTGTCTACCTTCTCCGCTTCAACGACGGTAAGAGCTACTACGCTCTTGAGAGGGCTATCGTATGAGCAAAGTATTTATTCCCATTCCCATTTCCGGCATCGAGGAGGAGAAAGAGCAGCCGTCGCTCACCTACAAGCTCGACCTCGATACCGGGCGCATCGTCGGAAAGGTTGACGGCCTCGAAGCCGTCAACCAGTTTATTTTGAAAGCACTCCTCACTCCGCGTTTCCACTGCCTCGTCTACGACAACCAGTACGGCAGCGAAATCAAGGACACTGTCACGGACGAGAGCGCGACAGAGGAGCTTATCAGGGCGGAAATCCCGAGACTTGTGGAGGATGCACTCCTCTGCGACGGCCGGATTCTTAAAGTCTATGACTTTGAGTTTGAGTTCAACGAGGATTCCTGCAACGTCCACTTCACGGCGGACACTATTTACGGGACCACAGAGGTCGAGGAGGTGATATAGAGTGTTTGAAGCCCAGACCTACGACAAGGTTTTGGAGGAGATTTTGAGCCGCGCGCCGGACGGAATCGACCTCCGGCAGGGCAGCATCTTCTACGATGCTGTCGCAGGCATCGCTTTCAAAATCGCCAAATACTATGCAGACCTCGAACAGGTGTTCGAGATGGTGTTTCTGGTGACGGCGACCGGCGATTACCTGACGCTCAAGGCAGAGGAATACGCCGTTTACCGGCAGGCAGCCGCGACGGCAAAGTACCGCATCAAGTACGACGGGGAGCTCCCGGAGCTCGGGACGCGCTTCTTCTGCAACGGCCAGTATTTTGTGCTGGCGCAGGATGACGCCCTCGGCATCTACATCGAGGCAGAGAAAGCCGGAACGGAGGCGAACGACATTCCGGCCGGAACCTCTGTTGTGCCGACCGACACGCAGCGGAGCCTCACGGCCTGTTCCATCGTCGAGGAGCTCGAACCGGGCGCAGACGACGAGGACGACGAGAGCCTCCGAAAGCGTGTACAGGAGAAAATCGCCGGACCGGCAGAAAACGGAAACCAGCAGCATTACAAAACGTGGTGTGAGAGCATCTCCGGCGTCGGCCGTGCGCGCATTGTTCCCCTTTGGGCGGGAGAGAACACGGTCAAAGGCGTTCTCATTGACACGGAGGGCGGCCCGGCGTCTGAGGCTGTTGTGCAGCGCGTACAGGAGTACATCGACCCGGGCGGGACCGGCCTTGGCGAGGGACAGGCCAACATCGGCGCGCACTTCACCGCGACATCCGCCACGGCGAAAAGGGTCAACATCTCTTTCTCCGTGACGCTTGCAAAGGGAGGAGACCTCGCCAGCGTCAGGAGTGCAGCGCAGACGGCCCTCAAAGCTCAAATCAAGAGCATCAACCTCACCACGGACGACAGCGAAACGCCCACCCTGCGCATCAGCACGGTCGGCAACACGATTTACAGCCTCTTGGGAGTGCTGGACTACGCAAACCTCCGCTTCAACGGCCAGACGGCAAACGTCGAGGCCGGAAAAGAGGAGGTATTTGTTTTGGGGGAGGTGACAGTAAGTGAAACCAACCCTGTATCCTAACGGATTCCCCAGCGCATACGAGGAGCTGAAAACATTCTACCCGGTGTTCTACCGGGACGTTTTCGAGATGGACGCTATCTGGCGCGCAGCCGGAGGCGGGCTGGACGAAATCGAGGACGGCGTGGACGCTGTTGTCAACAACAACTTCGTATCCCTGATGGACACGGATGTGCTGGCGCAGATGGAAACCTTCCTCGGTATCCCTCTGAACCAGAAGCGCACCCTCGAGGCGCGGCGCAAGCTCGTCGCCTTGTACTTCATCGGCGGCAACCACATCGGCTCTCAGGAGATAAAAGATATTGTTTTTGGATATACCGGAGCCTCGTCCTCTGTTGAATTCAAAAATAGCAGAATTTATGTGAAGCTCTTCCCAAATGATAACTCCACATTCTTATCGAGCGACGTCATGGAATACTTGAAGCGCAAGATTCCGGCTCATCTTTCGCTTTCGCTTGTTCTTGCATATATTCCGGATTTACAGCCAGCCTACGTCGCCGCCGCACCCTGCGGAATGGCTGCCTTTTGCACCGTTCGGCTGCCCGGAAGCATCAAACCCCGCGCCGTCACGGCTCGTGGCTATGTTGCCGGTGCTATGAGCGCAGCGCGGATGCAGACGACCGTTGGACTGCCCGGAGCCATCCACCCGAAAAACATCACCGCGCAGGCATACGCCACCGGCGGGCTTGCGCACACGCACGAAACCGTAACCATCAAGATTGGAGGACAGACAACATGAGCTGGGAAAAATCCAGTTATACAACTGCCGGTGCCGCGCTCCTGTCGGAATCCCTCTCCGGCGGCGCGCTCACCATCACCCGCGCCGTGAGCGGCACCGGCATCGTTGAAACCGACTTGTCGGCAGAAACGACCGTCAGCGGCGAAACGCACGAACTGACCATCCTTGCGATTGACACCGTAAAGGACGGAGAGGAAACGGCCCGGAAAGTCAGCATCCAGATTACCGGAGCAGAAAGCACTTACATCATGCACCAGATCGGCGTATATGGCCGCCTGAATGATGATGCCGAAGTGCTGCTGTTCATCATGCAGGATGAACGTGGAATCGAAGTCCCTGCATCCAGCGTGAACGCTGATTTTGAAATTGAGATTGCTGCCCTTATTGCAATCTCGAACAAAGCAAAAATCGAAATTGCCCTCAGCCCGCAGATGCAGGCTTTGATGAAGCTGGTCAAGGCCGAAATTGAGAAGCACAACGCCGCCGCTGATGCCCATGCAGCGACCATCACGGCAGCGGTCAGCGCAGCCGTGAAGAACCTGTCTGAATCCGGGGAAATCCTGAACGAAGAA